CCACCAGCAAAACTCTTCTTAAGACCAGGATACTTACGCTTCATTAACTTCTCAATACGAGCATCTTCAATTACATTGACAAAATCTTTTGGGCAATCTGCAGTATCTCTCCAATCCTTATTAGGTGTGAACAATGCATGTCCAACTTCATGACCAACAAGCATATCGTATACTATATCAGATGCTTTATCCCACTTAGGAAGAACTAGGACTCTAGTATCAACATCAAAATATGCTGTAGGAGTTTGCTTGTGCTCTACCACAAGGTTCTCTGTAGCTAACAGTCTTGCTAAGTTACCTTTGATTTCTTTGTTGGTGGACATGTGTTTCCTTTGCTGATGTACACATCATAACAAAGAAATGGACTAGCCAACCAGTCCATGTGTCACTTCGTTGATTGTCACATTGAGGGTTGAGTAGTTCTTGACCTTCTCCACAGAGATAGTACGGTCGAACTTATCGTCCATACCCTGCTTATGACTGATTACAAACACTTTGGTGCTGTCATCAAAATTGCGAAGTATCCATCCTAGATCAGAAGTACCCGATTGGTCAAGCGATCCATCAAAAATTTCATCTAAGATAAGAAGGTTAGTGTCAACGCTATTCTTGAGCTTAGCAATACTACGCCAAGTAAGCAGCAAAGCGATATCAATTCGAGCTTTCTCTCCTTCACTGAAACTATCATAAGAGAATACATCACGGTATCTAGATTTGATTTGCTCTTCAAAGTTCTCATCAAGGGTGAAATTGACATAAAACTCCATCCTCTGTAAGAAATCATTAATCAATTTATTCATGGTAGGAAGATAAGTCTTGATGATCCTAGTCTTGATACCATTATCTTTAAGGAGTTGACCTGCTGTTGTAAGAACATCACGATCAGATTTTAAGCTAGCTTGTTGCTTACTTAAATTTTTTCTATCTTTGACAAGAGTTTCTAATTTGTTATACTCTTCTTTCTTATCAACACTATCACCTTGCAATTCTTTAATCTCTTCTTCAAGTGAATCCACTTGTTTGCGGATTGTCATTAATTGAAAATTGGTCTGAGATACCGTAGTATTTAATTCATTAACTTCAAGTGACAAGGTGACAAACTTTTCATTTCTTTCTTCTTCATCCTTTATAGCTGACTTGAGTTCTTCACACCCCACATTAATATCATTGACCTTACCTTCACCGTCACTTAGTTTTGAATCACGAAACTCTTTTGATATGTCTTGTGTACACGTAGGACACACATGGTTGTTCTCAAAGAACTCAAGTTCCTTCTTATATGTGTTCAACTTATGTGTCACCTTGATCAAGTATGTGTTCAACTTCTTCAATTTTTCACTTGACTGATGATACTCCTCCATTTCTTTATTAAGTCTACAGATTTGTTGTGTCAATTCCTCAACATTTTCTGTATCCTGTAGCTCAGTCTTCTTATATTCAAATATCTTTTCTTTCTTACGATCAATCTCTTCTTGATTTCTCTTTTCTAAAGTAAGCATAGTTTGCTTTTGTAATTCAATCTTATCCTTTAGAAGATCAAGTTGATAATTAATGTCACGAACTTCATCATTATTACCACGCATCTTATCTTTAAGGAGAACATTCATAGTAGAAAATACTTGGATGTCCAAGATGTCCTCAATAATATCACGACGTTGACCACCAGGCAATTTCATGAATGGGATAAACGTAGAGGATCCCAACACTACAATCTGCGTAAATGATTTATAATTCATCTTGAGCACATTCTGCTCAAAGTTTTTCTGCTGTTCGTTTACAGAACTCTCCTGATTCCACAATTGCCCATTACAATAGATCTCAAACTTGTTAGGTTTGATACCACGGATAACTTTATAGTCTAGCTTGCCAATACGAAACTCTATCTCAACCATACAATCTTTTTCATTGATGCTGTTGACCAGAGATCCTTTACTAATTTTACGAAATGGTTTTGCAAACAGCGAAAAAGTAAGAGCATCTAAAATAGTGCTCTTACCTGCTCCGTTGCTACCAACGATTAAATTTGTTCTACCTGCTTCTAGATCAATTTCACTAAACACATTACCCGTGGATAGAAAATTCTTCCAACGGATCTTTTCAAAAATAATCATTCTGTGGAATCTTCGGGTGGTATTAAAAAATCGTCAGGTGTGATAATGGAAAACCGTTGTCCACGATCTTGACATGCTCCTATTATAACATGATCTTCCATTTCCACAACCTGCATTCGAGGATATTCTTCATCCTGCATCATCATCAGATATCTTTCTGCATCGTCATTAGCTAAGAAAATAGGAATGACCCTATTCTCTGCTTCGTCAAAAACAGAATATACACCTTCTGGATGATTTTCTATTGTTAAGACGAACATTAGGAAACATTACAGCTTTCAATATATAGTGTTCTCATCAAAGATTTCAATGAATTCTTGTCTACGGCAATCTCTACTTCATCAATGTATTCATTGAGAAGAGTCATTGTGTCTTTAGTTTCAAGATCTGCATCTTCGATGTTGTCTGCGTCAACTAGGGTCTCAACAATTTTTACATCATGAGCACCTACGTTGTAAAGACGATCAACCAGTGTCTCGAACATCTGGTAATCCCGTTTCTCTTCAACGATGAGTTTGATAAACTTGTCTCTATAATCTGACACGCTGTGTTGGTTGTAGTCCGATTCGATGTCGTTGTAGTAAAGCTTCTCAAATATTTCAAAGGGGTTCTCCACAAATCTGAGTCTATCAGTTTCAGTATCATAGATATGAAACCCACGAGTATCCTTGTAATCATTCCAGAACATCTGATAAGGGTTACCTAAGTATTGGACATTTCCTCTCTTTGATCTATGATGGAAGTGTCCAGACCAAACACGTTTAAAATTTTTAAAATCAGAAACTTTAAACCCACCATCAAATTTCATACCAGGTGTGACTTCAAATCCATCACACTCAAGGTGTCCACACATAATTTCAGCAGTAGAGTTTTGCATAACTTCTACGCTATCATCTCTGTTTCCAGAATTAATCCAAGGCATCATCAAAAACTTTTTACTACCCAAAGTAATTTCATCTGGTTTGGAGTAAATCGTTATGTTTTTATATTGCTCTAGTAATAGCTCTGGAGAATTAATCTTATTTGTATTTTTATAATAAGTACAATGATTACCCAAAATCATATGGACTGTATAATCTTTTAAACGTTTGAAATAATTTTCAGTAATACGATTAAAAGTATTATAGTCCATAGACTTTCTACTATCAAAAGTGTCACCCAAATCAATGACTGTGGTGATACCTTCCTTCTCAAGAGTAGGAAAAAAGATTTCATCATAAAATTTCTGCCAGAAATTCCAGAAAGCTAATGAACCTTTCCGTCCGTCCAGATGTTGATCGGTAATCAATGCAATCTTCATGCGTCAAATAGTGAATGTTTAGAAGTACCAGCATTATCATTTGATATATTACCGATACCTGTTTCTTCAGTCTCCTCTAACTTATACTCCCAATCTTCTATCACAGTATTAGAAAGCATTCTATCAGATAGAAGATCCATCTGTTCTCTTGCTATCTCTTCAGTCTCTGCATCAAACCAGAAGTCTATTGCCTTACCTATCCTCAAGAGATGAGGTTCAAGAAGAGGGGCAATTCTTTTTACATTATTCATTACTGCATTACCAGCAGCATCAGATACAGACCCTCTTAGTCTGACATGAACAAGTGCTTTGAATCTCATTTTTTAGTAGTGTTGCTACGTGTTCTATTATGAATTGCTATAAATTTATCTCCAGCAAAATATCCACCAAGACAGACATCTATCTCATCACCATCTAACCAGTTCATATCACCATTCATCTTAGTATGATTCATAGCTTCTTGAATCTGATCTATAACATCTTGTGTAAGTTTCATGTATTTAATACCCAGATCAATCTAACAACCATAGCTGTAAATATCACATAGTAGGTCCACATGATCCACATACCAATTTTATTATGCCTACTCCCACGCTTATAGGGATGCACTGCTAGATGGGGTGATCTATCCCATCCATCAACCATGTAATCTTTAGTTTGTATCATGTGTAGGTCTGTGATGTTTCATACCATCATGATTACCATCATTAGGTAACCTACCAGTCATAAGATATTCAACAGTCTCTTTACAACCACGAAGATAGTGAAGTTGTTCCGCTGTCTTATCTGTTTGTTCTTGTCCTTTAATCTGTGCAATTCTCTTAGTGAATCTTGCTAATAGTTGTTCAAGATTCTCTGTTGGTTTAGCGTTATCGCCTTCTTTAAGTTTCATTGTAATTAAGTATCAGAGATTGTAAAAATTTTCCAGTTGGTTTAGAAATCTTCCAAGTTGAATCGGTAGATTTAAAAGATAGTTTACCACGTATTTTATTTGATGAGAGACGAATCATTCTCACCATAGCTAAATTACGTTCCAACTCGCTAATGCGTTTTGTGGATGTAGTCTTCATGTGTTTTATTAAAAATAACAATGCGACCATTCTCAATAATGAATTCTAGTTCATCATCATGACTCCACATTAGTTCTTCATATAATGTATTTAAACGACGCATGTCGTCCCATAAATCATTAGGCATTATCGATTCATCTTAGTTTCAATGTTTTCTTTGATGCTACCCATATCAGATGCAGAAGCATTCATACCTGACATACTACCATCATAGCTATCAGTGTGCATTACTTCTTCATATCCAGATCGTTCTAGGATCTTTCCTTTAATCTCTAGTTGCTTTTTCTCCTTCTGTATCCTACGCAAGAATGCATAGTATATAATCTGAGTAAAATAAGCAAATGGGTTCTTGGATTTTTCTGGGTCAAAGTTGTCAATATACTGAAGACAGTTTTCAATACCATCACAGATCATGTCCTCACGGAACATGTAGTTGACAAAGTTTGGCTTGTATGATAGATGTGTTGCGATCTTTAAAAAGCATTCACCTATGTAATTGGTGACTCGTGGGCGTGGGTCGCCTGCCTCCTTAGCGGCATGAACCTTCTGCCGATAGTCAGTGATCGCAGCAAGGAACTCTTTATTGTTGACGTAGTATTCTGTCTTTTTTCTTTTCATTACTGCTGGTGCCATGGTTTAGTACCATAATCATGCACTAATAATAGCATGGAAAAATGGATTTGTAAAGGGGGCTTGACAAACCCCGTCAACCTCAGTACAATTAACCTTGTAGAGGTTCGCGAGAAGGTATTAGCTTTTATTAAAGATGTTCTCTAAAGATTTTTTCATATCAGTTACAGATCCTAGGTACCCTGAACCACGGGGCAATTTTCCTGCTCTTCCAGTTAGGTTCTTCCCATTCTCTAATCTCTGTAAAGTTTTTTCATAAAAGTCTTGGATGAGAGGATCTATTTCAGTCATAGTTATAATGTGATCACGTTTAATAATAAACATGTTATCAAACGACGCACTGATCCATTCATTAAAAGAAAAACCAGATACTTCTAACTGCCCTTTCCTTTGTTTTGCAGACAAAACTTGGAGAGGGTTTTCTAGTAGCACTTTGTCTTCATCTTCTAGATAGACAACTTTAGCTACCACTTCTTCTCCAGTAGTTAGTTTTATTGTGGCATAGAATTCTTCATCCATATTAGTTTGCTCTAAGGTTTACTCTAATAACCTCATACTTAAAGTTTTCATCATTATAAATGTTGACTCTCTCATTCAAGTGTCTAAGCGTATAATTCTGACCGCCGATGTCATCAGCGATATCGTATAAAGTTGCCATATCTTTACCCTTTCCTTTTCTAAGTACACGTCCTATAGATTGAAGGTTTCGTATACGGGATTTACTTGGGGAAGCAAAGATGATGTTATGTAATCGTTTAATGTTTATTCCAGTAGAGAAAGTTCCATAAGACGCTATGATAATAGCATTGTCCTCAGTTTCAGTAATTTGTCGAACTTCTTCTCGGTCTTCTACATCAGTTCCTCCGTGTACAAAAAATACTTTCCGTGCGGAGTCTACAGTATTATTTATCAAATCGTAAAGAGGTTCTCCGTGCTTCTCGATATAGTTAAATAGAACTAGGGTATTGCCTTTAATATCTTTAACAAGATTTTTGATAAGATTATTTCTTCCCGTGTGGCTAACCAAATAATCAATCTCATCTTGGTATGTCTGGAAATGCTGAGGAGCATGTTTACAGAGAAGGATTTTTATCCTAAAATTAGAAAGATAACCAGACTTAATCAGATCATCTGTTTTAGTCACTCTTTCATAATCACCGAACAATCCTTCTAGTACCCACTTATGTGTCTTACTACCATCAAGTGTTCCAGTAAATCCAAAACGGTATTTGGCATTGTGTAGCTTAGTCATTATTCCCGTCAGGGATTTAGACTTAAATAGGTGTGCCTCATCACCAATAACACAGTCAATGTCATCAAAATATCTTTTAGGAAACTTATAGATAGATTGCCAGGTAGATATTATAATATTCTTATCAGTATTCTTGTCCTTACCACCATAGATCTTATGAATAAAAGAATCAGCGTCCCACCCGTAGTCAGTGAAATCGCTAACCATCTGCTCAACAAGGGAAGTAGTTGGGACGACTATAAGTATCTTCTTTGCGGTGGCGGCATAGTATCTGACTATGGAGTAGATCATAAGAGACTTCCCAGACCCCGTAGGAGAAAGTAACAACTTACGATTATTTTTTATAGCCTCGTACACTGCCTTGTATTGGTATGGACGGGGTTTTATATTGCATACCTTATCCATAAAGTGTTTAACACCTGCTGGTGATACAAAACCATTAGGATCATCTACATCTCCATACCAATCATTCTTTTCATATGAAATATTATATTGCTTTTCATATGCCCACGACTCTAAGTGTTTTCTTAGACCATGATATAACTCACCTGTTCCTGGTGAATACAAACGAATAGTTCCATCCCAGTATTTGTATCTGGGATTTCTTTTTAAGAACTTAGCTTCAGGAACCTCGAAAGTAAAGTAATCTGATAGCTCCCTATGTACATGCTCTTCTGCAGAATGAATAGTAATGTATACTTCATTCTTCTTTCTTACTGTAAGGTTAGACATTATTGTCCGTTAACAAATTTTTCCCACTCAATAGCACTCTTGACTTGGAATCCTCTGTTTGAAATTTGACGCATTACTTGATCTAACCAGTACAACATCTGATCTAGATATTTGATCTTCGCCTCAAGTTGGATGATTTCATCATCACTATCAAGGTAAGCTTTCATTTTCTCGGTAGTCTTAATGCTTGATCCAAAAGGTTTTTCAGCGTAAACTTTAGCATCTGCTTCTCCAGAGTAATACTCACGCTTTTTTCTAACCAATTTACGGATCTCAAATTCAAGTGAAGATTTAATCTGTGAGATATCAGTGTAGTGGTTTAAGTATTTATTATGTTGAAAAGGGATGTCTAAAGCGAGTTGTCCCAGATCTGCACTGTATTGTTTGTTCTTAAACTGAAAGTCTACATGACTATCTTCTGTCCACTCTGCTCTCAGTTTTTCAAATTTATTACGAAGAGATTCAAAATTCATAAGGGTCTCATATTTTTATCACGAAGAAAGAACTGCTGGTGTTTAAATGTCACCTCTGCAGTAATGTATTCAACATCAGTTATTGTAGCATCAAACTGTAGGTTACTTAAAGATACAGGAAATATATCTCTGTACTCTACAATGAATGCTGGATTGTATGCGGACGTAACGATATGTAGCTGTCCATTAGTATAGATGTCATTCTCTGGTGTCTCTCGTGCCATTTGATCTGCATTGCCATTATCCCTCATCCATTTATGAATAGAGTTATAATTTACCAGATCTTCATCAACAATAAAACGTACAGTAAAATCACCAAACGTTACTCCACCACCAGGAACTATAGGTAGGTTTCTCCAACGACTTGCTACTTCTGTAGTTGGCATTGAAATATCAGGAACATTTGCTGTTTGACAAAAGAAATCTACCCCATCAAACTTTTCCAGTTTTAGGAGATATCCAATAGGATTCAAGAAATTCCTATTGGTAGGTTGTTCTTTATACCATTCAGCAGACATGTCAACTTCCCAAGCTATTAGTATTTATCTGAATGGGTTAGGTACCAATTTCAATTTATCTATGACATCAACTTCCACTCTATCAACAATCTGATCAATAATATCTACATCCAAATCCATAAAGGGAGGAATGATTCCAAGTATTCTAAGGAGACCATCAACAAATAATGCTAGTGCTGTAAATCCTAAGATCATAGAGATAACCGTTGCATCTCTATTATGCTTTGCCATTGAGGCTTCATCAATCTTTCTTGCTTCATCCACAGCAGTTTCTACTGCTTTAGCAATTAGTATATCAACTTCTTTTTTTGTATAGCTATCATGGTTCGCTTTCATGTTTACAAAAGCTTTCCCAGTCCGCACTTTGCTCTGAGTCATCGTTCTTATTTTTAGTATCTAGGTATGCAAGTTCGATACCTCTTGATTTTAGCACAATTTTCTTTGCTTCTGTCATCTCTTCATGATAAAAGACGATAATTGAATTATCTATTCCTTGATCACCACTCATCCATTTCCTCCTGTTTGTCGTCCCATACTTCATATGGTCCTCTTTGCATACGTTTTAGTTTCTCAGTTTCAGCTCTGTATGATGCTGTCTCTGATATCCACAACGCTAATTTAATTACTACAAATATTGCAGCAAGTGGGGTTAAGCAAAGTATTAATATAAATGAAATATTGTTTTCGCTCATTGCCAGTATTCGTCTAATCTCTCCAGAACATTGGTCAGAATACGTTGAGCAGCACCACGCTGCCTATCATCCCACTCAGGATACCATGATTTATCATGTAGACCAGTTTTCATTTGCATTAGATAAGCTTCCATTGCGACCTTATCAAGTCTACCGTTCATAATATAAGGTATCACTAGGTCTATTTATTATAGCATAAATATTCTTTTAACTGTGAGGGAAGGAGTCGAACCTTCAAGTCCCGCCAGGAACAGCAGGGAAACAACCTGCCACGTTTACCAGTTTCGTCACCTCACATTGGAAGCACTATGATAGTGCTTTCATTAGGCGTTGGATACCAATGCCC